CACGAGTCGATGGGCGCGGTCCACAGGTCGGATCGTCCGTCCCCGTGCCGGCGTCGGGGGATGACTCCGGCGGGGGAGCGTATCCCGGAAGCGCACTACGCGACCTGTGAGGACGAGGCCTGCCGTGGGTGCATCCCGAGGTCGGCAACCCACGGGTACCTGTGCGGCCCGTGCTACCACCAGGTGGTGGATGCTCTGGGGCGTCTCGCCTGGTTGATCTCCCACCTCCGAAGTATCGACCGGCCCGCGACTGCGATCGGTGAACGGGTGGACACGTCATTGACGAAGTCGATCCTCATGCCCGACCCGTGGATCGCGGCCGACCAGCTCATGGAAGCACTCGGTGCCCGGGTGATCCCGTCGTCCGCGTCGATCGATGAGGCGATCCGACTCGCCCATGCCGCCGTGTTCATCGACGTCGACGAGTGGGTGAACACGATCGAGGGTGCGACATGGGCGGTCGTCCTGTTGAGACGCATGAACACGGCGTTGAGACGGTGGCAGGACTCGGAAGCACAACTCCGACCCATCCCTGGAATTCGTTGTCCGACGTGTAACGAACCGCACCTGATGCGCCGTGCACCGGAACAGTTCGGCGACGACCTACTCGTCATCTGCCGCACCCCAGAATGCGGGTTCTCTCTCACCTGGGACGCGTGGGTGAAGCTCTACGCCCCCGCCATCGAATGGTTCGCGAACGACATGAAACGCCGCGAGAAAGCGGCCAAGAAGGAGAAGCGGAATGCCTGACCTCGAGCAGTGCAAGGAGGCATACCCGAACGCGCTGAAGCGCGGCGAGGTGTGGGAGTGCGAGAAGACCGGGCGGCACTGGAAGCACAAGGGCCACGACCACTGGGTCACCGCCGACGGCGAAGAGAAGACCGGCGTCATCCAGTGGTGGGGTCGCAAGCTCACGACGGAAGAGCACGCCGAAGCCGACCGCATCCGCGCGCTCGGCGGCGTCGACCAGGCGAAGCGCGAGCAGTGGATCGCAGAGCTCACCGCTGATCTCGCACGGGAGAAGACCCAGTGAGCATCTACTCGTCATGGCCGCTCATCGGCGAGACCGAGGACGGCGATCGCGACGGCACAGTGCTCCTGTACCGAGGCTCTCACCGGTTCCCATCACCGACAGACCCGACGTCCATCGTGGAGCTCGCCACGATCCCCGCATGGTGCGTTCCGGGATGCGACGACGAGTCGGGGGACACGGTCGCGGCATACCTGCGCCTGAGCGTGTCGCTGAGCGACGCCGTCCTCACCGAAGCATCCGCCACCGAACTCCGCGATCAACTCACCGAGTGGATCGCCCGACCGAAGGAGGTGCCCCGTGCCTGAGCGCCTGCAGCTCTCACGCCGGCGCGGATACCGGAAGCCCGAAGGGGCGGTCGTCGTCGCACGACCGTCCCGATGGGGCAACCCGTTCACCGTCGAAGAGTTCGGACGTCACGAGGCCGTCCGCCGGTTCGAGCAGATGATCCGGTGGAAGCTCGGGGACGAACCGACTCTGCTCGACCCACTGCGGGGGAAAGACCTCGCGTGCTGGTGCCCGTTCGATGGCGAACCGTGCCATGCCGACGTCCTGTTGGCGATCGCCAACCCCGAAGAAGGGAACCAACCATGAGCCTCAAGGCTGAGACATTCCACGCCATCCAGTGCGACTTCCCCGAATGCGGGGAGCTCTACGACGGCGACGACTACACGTACACGCTCGACCCGTACGACAACGGGTGGCGGGCCGAAGAGATCGGGTGGCTCGTCGACTCGGACTCGGACCGCTCGTACTGCCCAGCGCACGTCGTCACCATCGACTGCCCCGAAGCGGGCATGGTCGAAGACGACGGGGAACGCTACTGCCAGTGGTGTGAAGACCACTCGGCGGACACGCACCTCGCGCCGATGGAAGACACGTGGGAGAACCGGCTGACGGTCGCGATGGACCGAGTCGTCCGCACCGCGCACACTCGTCTCGACCGCCTCGAGCGAGACCTCGTCGGGTCGCGTCACGGGAAGCTCGGCGACCTCGGGAACTACGCACAGCGCACCGAATCGGCGCTGTCTGCCATCTGGCAGCGCACGTGCCGCCAGTGGAAGCCCGACATCACCCCGCAGGAACTTCACGACCTCCGGATGGGAGCACGGCGATGACCGACAACGAGAAGCTGATCGAGGACGCCCGAGCACTGGAAAGGGACTGGGGGCAGAACGAGGGTGACGCGATCGACATTGCGCGCCGCCTGGCTGACGCACTCGAATCCGCCGAGAAGGCGTACACCCCGACCGACGACGAGCGGGAAGCGCTGGCGATCGTCCAGGGTGCGAAGGACGCATATCTGGAGGCATACCCCGGCGACAACCACGCTGAGAGGTTCGCCGCACTGGATCGTCTCGCTGCTGGCTTCCGTCGTTCCGAGCCGCAGGGCGAACCGTCCGACGCGACTCGCATCGTCTTCGAGGTGCTCCGGGAGGACCACGGCGGTTCGATGAACGTCACGTACTTATCGCGTCTGGCCGCGTCGATCGTCGAGGCTTTGCGTGCTGCTGGGGGTGAGGGGCTATGACCTGCAAGCACTGTGGCCGCGCGATCAAGCCGTCTTTCTCGAAGTACGACAACGGTTGGACTCACGAGAACGGCAACGTCTACTGCAAGCAAAATATGGCCGAACCTGCTCCTGAGGCAGGGGGTGAGGGGCGATGACCGCAGAGGATCGCGAGAAGCGCGCGAACGAATACGTCTCGAAGCACGGAGATGCGCAGACCCGTGTCGATTTCCTCGCAGGTTGGGATGCGGCGATGCGCGCTGGTGTCGTAGCCGAGGAACCGGAATGGGAGACAGAAGAGATCGAGTATGGGCATCTGCTCAAAGGCGGCATCTTCATCGTCGAGCACCGCGGCAAGAACTACTCGACTCACCAGCGCCGTATCAAGCTCGGACGCCCCGAGTCGTCGTGGGTGGTGGACGAATCCGCCGCACCATGGGCTCGACGTGACGGGTGCTTCGCTCATTGCGACCCCGAGGGATGGTTCTCGCCGTGCAGGGTGCCGGTGAAGCAGGAAGAAGCGGAGGGAGCGCACGAGGGGCACAAGATCGTCGAGATCCCCACGTTCGCGAGCAGCCTGATCGGTCGCCGGTGCACCACCTGCAACGTGGAGCTCGAACCCCGGGAGGACACCGATGACTGACATCCTCAGCCCCGACTGCAGAGACGGGAAGTGTGCTGCCTGTATCGGTGACGCATGGAATGACACCACCGACGAACCCACCTCGTGCGAACACGCATGCCACGACATCAAGGAGGAGACATGATCCGCTGGCTTATCAGTGCACTAGGACTCGTGCCCGTCGACGAGGTCGCCCGCGAAGGCGAACTCGAGAATCAGCTGCGGATGCTCACTACATCGCCGGAGCAACGCGCCGAGCTGCTCGAAGCAGCGGTCATCGTCTCGCAATGTGGCCTGAAGCCTGACGACCTTGCTGAGGTCATCTCTCGCGGCATGTCGAGCGACATGCGACTCGTTATCGAACTCGGGCGCTGGAAGCACCTCGACTCGCGTATCGAACGACGCATCGAAGAGATATGGGCGGGGGAGTGATGGCGATCATCACGCACTACACGCAGGAGCAACGCGACAATCAGGCCGAACGCATCGGCCTCCTGTTCGACCTCCCAAACGCGGGCAGGAAGATGACCCGCGAAGGGTGGTCGATGGAGGCATGGGGTGACGAGGTCATGATCAAGATCGAGCTCGTGAAGGTGATCACCCCCGAGGAAGCAGACGCGATCCTCAACGCCACACCAATCACCAAGGAGGACCAGTGAGCACCGACACCATCGAGAAGCCCGACACGATCACCACAGACGCCGGCGATCATGACCGCTTCGCACACTTCGTCCGAAAGGGCGACATCCTCGCGTCCGCCTGGTCGGGTGTCCCGGTGATTGCACTCTGCGGCAAACGATGGGTGCCCGGGCGCGATCCCGAGAAGTTCCCTGTCTGCCCCGAATGTGAAGACATCATCAACGACGACAGGAAGCTGCTCGACAATGACGCATGACACCCAAGCCGACTACATCAGATCCGACGAACTCGACGAAGCGGCCGTCCCGATCGCATGGCTGCCGAGACTCTTCAACGTGTCCGAGTCCACGATCCGACGGTGGATACGCGCCGACGACATCACCACATTCGACCACCCAACGGAACAGACCCGACCGGGGATGCCGGATCGGGCGATTCGATATGGGGATATCCCATCGAAAGAATCACATTCGACACGCTGGCACCGTCGAACAGAGTGACCGCTAGCCTGATAGAGTTCATCTAGGTTGAGTTCTCTCTACCCACCACCCTCGGACCACGTCCGGGGGTTTCGTCGTTAAGAACCCCTCCCGTCGTGCCGGTTGATCCCCAGTCCTGGCTAGCGCGGTCGCAGGGAAGCCGCGAAGCAACGCGGCGAACACGCACCCATGGTGCGGCGAACTGAACACGCGCTTGTCCCGACGGTAGATATCGGGGCCCTCACACTTCTCTTTCCCTTCGGCCCTCACCCTCACTCTGAGGAGACGATCGTGTATGTCATTGAGGTCACTGACGACACCTGTCTCGCGTGCGACAACAACACGGACGCGCCCGCCAAGGTCCGCGCCTACGTCTACGCGAAGTACCCGTCAGGTTTGACCGCCGCGTTCTGCGCCCACCACGGACGCGAACACCGAGCCGCCCTCATCGCCAAAGGCGCGACGATATTGGATCTCTCGCACCTCGTACACGAATAGCGAATACGGCTACAAGCTCCCCGGCGCGATGCCGGGTGAGACAGCGTGATGCTGTCGAGCGAAAGGGTCAGTCATGCCCGCAGAGAAGTTCTACCCAGCCACGGCCATCGAAGGACAGCCCAGCGATCATCTCGAGATCGCATGGCATCGCGACTACCCCGGTGTGCACGCAACTCTCGTCATCGGGAAAGCGGCGTCGGGGATTGAGCTCGATCGGTCAGGCATCAATCGAATGATCCGCTCACTGCGACGTGCACGAGACGCCACCTTCGGCGCTGACGAGTAGACGGTCGGGGCGTCGGAAACCCCGGCGCCCATAACCGTATGGGGCATCAACCGAGACTTATGCAGGGAAAAGGCATGAAGATCCTCGCAGGCATCGCCGCCGGCATCACCCTCTCGATCGTGGTCTACGCGGTGAAGCAACCCACACTCGACCACGTCGGTCACTTCCTCCGATGGGTGTTCACGCGGGTGGAGGTTCAGGCCCACCCCGACTGCCAGCCGCGCTTCCGCAGCTGGCACAAGGGCGTCATGACCGAAGGGCCGTGGTGAGCGAAACCATGCACTGGTCGACCGAGGATGTCGCATGGCAGGGAGTCATCGACTCGGGTCACGGCGTGCCATTCCGCACACAGGTCTTCATCTTCCACACCCACGCCCAGCTTCAAGCGGCGTGCGGCCACGCAGACGCGAACGGCTGGTCACAGACATACGACGAACCCGACGTCGACGGCATCGGTGCACTCGTCTTCCTTGTGAAGACCGAACTCTGGGTCAGCATCATCGCCCACGAAGCAGCCCATATCGGCATGTTCCACCACGGCCGGCTGATCGAAAGCCGCATCGGCGCCAAGCGTTGGACACGTGAACACCCCGAAGAACTCGCCGTCACCATCGGGAACCTCACCTCGCTCATCTGGTGCGGCATACCAATCTTCGAAGAAGACGGAGCAGATCATGGGAGCGAATGACAAGGTCACCGCGACCTTCTACCCTGAAGCGCAAGTCACGTACCTTGACGGCCCGTTCGACCCGATGGAGGTCAACTACCTCGGGTGGGGCGGCACTCACCGCACCGTGACCGCAGACATGGATCTTGGTGTTGGCGTCTTTCGGACAGCGCAATACGGTCTACGACGAGCCATCTGGGACGCCGCCTTCGGATACGTCTCAGGTTTCCGCAAGCGAGACATCGCCTATTACATCGTCACCCGGTCACTGTCTGAGCGCATCGCGAACCGCGTCATGGCGAGGGAGTCGAATCGTGGCTGACAAGCTGGCTGCTGCACTCGGCCCTGACGTTGACGCGGCCCGGAACGAACTCATCAGGCGCCGCGAGCTCAAGAAGCTGACGAAGCCCGAGCTGATCACCCACATAGTGGAACTCGAACGACAGCATGCCCACTGAACCCAGGTCATCGACCTGCGCACGCTGCCACCGACCCATCACCTACCCCACCGCCGGCACAATGACGTGCTCCTGCGGTGTCCGCATCCACGCCACACAACAGCGGAAGGCAACCCCGTGACCGTGCAAGCCTTCGACTGCGAGATGTGCGGCGACACCTACTCATCCATGCGCGCAGCCTTCCTCTGCGAAGAACGCGACATCGCCGAGGAGAAGGACGCACGACGACCAGTCCGGTCAGTGATGCGCCCCGCTTCCTATTGGGAAGACGACTGAGGTGCGTGTCTGTTCCGAACCCGGATGTCCCACGCTCCTCCCGAAGGACGAGGGCATGCGCTGCAAGACACACCGCAGCGCACACGAGAAGCGTCGAGGCACACGACAGCAGCGAGGCTACGACGCCACGCACGACCGCACGCGTACGCAATGGGAACCACGCGTAGCGACAGGCACAGTGAACTGCGCACGCTGCCACAACCCCATCACCCCCGGTCAGGCATGGCACCTAGACCACACAGACGACCGCACCACATATCTAGGGCCCTCACACCAGCACTGCAACACCAGCGCAGGTGGTACCAAGGCACACTCTCGCTGACAAGAAGCAAGAGACCCGAGGGGGCACCCCGCAGACGCCCCAGAGGGGGTGGGGGGTCACCCCTCAGGCCCCATCCTCATCGGACCGCCGGGGAGGGCCGTCTACCCCGCGAAGGGTTCAGAACTTTCGGTGTCGGCAGCCCGTGAGACCATAGAAGAGCCCCGCGACTGCGCTAACAGCCCGGGGCGATGACCGACTTTCGAGGAGTCGATGTGTTCGATGATACCTGCGCGCTAGACGAGTGCGAGCTGCCGCGACTGCCAGACCGACCCTCTGGGCCCTCGCCGCTGTACTGTTCCCCTGAGCACAAGCGTCGAGCCTCCTACCTGAGGCAGCGCGAGGCGATCCTCGCTAAGCGGTCCGCCAAGCGGTCCGCGGCGCGTGCGGCGACGGTCGTCAAATGCCCGGTGTGCAAGGTCGAATTCTCGCCGATCAATTCGCTCAAGCAGAAGTTCTGCTCGCTGCGGTGCGGACGCGTCGCGGCGAGGGACAGCTCCCGCTCGACCTGCGGAACTGATGGGTGTGCGCGACCGGTTCGAGCACGCGGGCTCTGCTCGATGCATTGGAAGCGTGCCCGCGCAGCCGAGATTGGTTACAAGCCTCAGGCCTTCGACGGTGCGCGGATGCGTCGCTACTACGAACGCAAGAACTGGCTCCGAAATGGCGATGACGTCACCATCGACGGCCTCCGAGAGCGCGATGGCGACCAGTGCGGTATTTGTGGCGACTCGATCGACTTTTCGTTGAACGGTCGCAATGCCATGGGCCGCACAGTGGACCATATTCTTCCGCGATCCCGCGGTGGAGCCCACACCTGGGCGAACACCCAGCTCGCGCACCTTCGCTGCAACCTTCAGAAGGGTGCGAAGGTCGCCTGACGATATCGAGGGCGGTGCAGCCATGGCTAAGGGTGGTGCACGGAATCGTTCTGGTCCTCAGGCTGACCCGAATTCGGGGCGTTCTGATCGGCGTGGGTTCAAGCTGACGGCTCTGCCTTCGGAGGGGTTCACAGAGGAGGCGCCTGAGTTCCCGCTCGAGCCGATCGTTCTCTTCTTGGAGTACTGGGAAGGCAGCGGTGCGGATCGGGAGAAGAAGAAGGATCGCGATGAGGGCGCTACGGCGTCGTTCCGTGATCGTGAGGCTGATGTTTGGGCTGAGGCCTGGCGCACCCCGCAGGCATGCGCGTGGTCGATGCAGTCGTGGCGGTGGCCGATCGTGGCCGAGTACTGCCGCCTCAAGACGGTTGTTGAGCTCGATCCGTCGGCGTCGGCTGCTCTGGTTGCTCAGCTGCATCGGTACCGGGATCAGATCGGTTTGACGCCGGCTGGTCTGAGGGAGAACGGGTGGGCGATCGCTGTCGACGAAGTTGGCGTGAAGCGTGACGAGAAAGTGGAAGCGGCACCGGCATCCTCGAGGGCGCCGCGTCGCCTGAGGGCTGTCGATGGAGCAGGCTGAGTTCGTCGTTGACTTTCCGACGCTCGGTGACCTGGGTGATGCGTGGATCACACGTCATTGCCGGGTTCCGGATGGTTTTACCCGTGGTCGTGCGTTCCAGATGGCCGACTGGCAGTTCTGGTGCCACGCGAACCGGTACCGCATCCGCCCGGATGCGTCGTTCGTTCCGCCTGAGCTCGTCGGTCCTGACAAGCCCCCGGTGCTGAACCAGGCGTTCTTCTACCAGCAGACGCTCGTAGTCGCCCCGCAGAAGACGGGCAAGGGCCCGTTCTCGGCTTCGCAGGTGGCGTTCGAAGCAGCTGGCCCGTCCGTGTTCGGCGGGTGGGCGGCTGGTGGCGAGGTCTACTCGTGCGCTGACAACGGTTGCCCCTGTGGGTGGGAGGACGCCGCCGATCGGTACGTGTACCTCGAGGGTGAGCCGATGGGGATGCGGCATCCGTCGCCCCTGATCCAGATCACCGCGAACTCGGCCGAGCAAGCGGACAACATCTACAAGCCGCTGCGCGCGATGATCAACCTCGGGCCGCTCCGTCACCTGTTGGCGGTGCGTGAGGGGTTCATTCGCATCCTCGGGCTGTCCGATCAGGACGACCTCGACCGCATCGACGTTGTCACGTCCTCTGCGCGGTCGCGACTCGGTAACCCGATCTCGGATGCCGAGCAGGACGAGGCGGGCCTGTACACGAAGTCGAACAAGATGGTCGACGTCGCCGACACGCAGGCGCGTGGCGCTGCAGGTATGGGTGGTCGCACCCACCTGACCACGAACGCGTGGGACCCGTCCGAGAACTCGTACGCGCAGATGATCTTTGAGGCTCAAGAGCCCGACGTGTTCATCTTCTACCGTGACCCCGACAAGGCGTTGCGTGGTGAGGATGGACGGCCTCTCGACTACAAGAAGGTCGCTGATCGTCGCCGCATCCACGAATACGCCTATGAGGGTTCCTGGTGGGTGAACCTCGATTCGATTGAGGCACTCGCGCGGAAGCTGATGAAGCGAGATCCGGAACAGGCTGAGCGGTTCTTCGGTAACCGGCTCGTCGCCGGCCACGGTAAATGGCTCGAAGACGGGCAGTGGGAAGCGAAAGCCGCCCCGGGCCGGACGCTCGCGAAGCGGGCACCGGTCACTGGTGGTTTCGACGGGTCGAACAACGACGACTACACCGGCATTCGGCTCGAGTTGCTCCCGGATCTGTTCCAGTTCACCCCCACGTATGGTCCCGACGAGCGGAAGACGCTCTGGAACCCCGCCGAATGGGGTGGGCAGATTCCTCGCGGTGAAGTGATGGTCGCGTGGCGGGAGATCGCGAAAAGGTTCGACCTGATCCGCGTATACCTCGACCCGTTCCTCTATGACAGCGAGATCGACTCGCTTGCCGCGGAGTTCGGTGACGACGTGTTCGTGAAGTGGGCGACCAACCGGCCTGTGCCGATGCATGCCGCTCTCGAGCGGCTGAAGGTCGATCTCGACAACGACGACTCGGACTTCACCCACGACGGTGACGAGGAAGTGCGCACGCACATGCGGAACGCTCGAATCCGTCCCACCACGGTCGACAAGACCAGTGGCGTGAAGCGGTACGTGATCGGGAAGCCCTTCGGCGAAGACCACCGAAAGATCGACTACGCCATGTCCAGCGTGCTCGCCCATGAGGCGGCGATGGATGCTCTCGCCTCCGGGTGGAAGCCCAAGAAGTCCAGCAAGGTCCGCGTCTGGCGGTGAGAGGGGGACGGTCGTGACCGATCTCGATGACGCAATGCGACTGTCCCGCATCCTCTCCCGGGAGAAGAGGCCGCTCGAGAAGAACGACCTGTACTTCGAGGGTGAGCAGCCGCTGCGGTTCCTGTCGCCGATCCTTCAGCAGGAGCTCGGGTTCCGGCTGTCGCCGATCGTCATCAACCTGGCACTGTTCGCCGTCGACGTGTACGACAACCGCCTCGACATCGAGGGATTCCGTGTGCAGTCGACGGAGCGGACCACGGTCGGCGCTGACGGGCTGTTCACGAAGTCTGTGGTTGCGAACTCGTCGGCTGATGCGGACGTTCGTGACACGTGGCAGGAGAACGACGGGCCCTTCATCTCGCAGCAGGCGCACCGTGAGAGCCTCGCGCTCGGCCGCGCCTACGCGATGGTCGGTGGGGGAGACTCCGCCGGCGACGCGCCAGTCATCACCATCGAGTCGCCGTTCGACGCGATCCACGAAGACGACCCCAGGACGAAGAAAGTTCGCCACGGGTTGAAGAAGTGGACCGACCCGGACAAGACGAAGTGGATGACGTTGCTCCGCGGCGACGGCAGCACGATCACCTGGTTCCAGAAGGGTGGCGCGTGGGTCGAAGAGACCAACGACGCCACCGACGCGAACGATCAGAAGCTCTGCGCGCTCGTCCCGCTCACGAACGACGTTCGAGTGCTCGGACGGTCCCGGCCTGGGAAGTTCGACCAGCGTCTCGGACGCTCTGTGTTCTCGCCGATCATCTCTCCGCTGGATGCTCTGAACAAGATCGCCAGCGACATGATGGTGTCCGCTGAGTTCCACGCCCTCCCGCGACGTTGGGGGACCGGCCTCAACGAAGACGACTTCGTTGACGAGGCGACGGGCAAGGCCCTCGAGACGTTCTCGATGATCGCCGGCCGCATGTGGGGAACCGAAGCGAAGGATGCGAAGTTCGGGCAGTTCCCCGAGGCGGAGCTGACGAACTTCCACAACACGATGAAGCTGCTCATGCAGGTCGTCGCTATGCAGCTCGGCCTCCCTTCTCACTACCTCCTCTTCCAGGGTGACAACCCGCCGTCGGCGGATGCGATCCGTTCGTCGGAAGCGCAGCTGGTGAAGCGTGCTGAGCGCAAGCAGCAGGCGTTGTCGACCCGGTGGGAGATGGTGCAGCGTCTCGCGCTGATGGAGCTCGGCCGGTCTGAGGACGCACGTCCGAAGATGATCGAGACGACATGGCGTGACCCTTCGACTCCGACGATCGCTCAGAAAGCTGACGCGATCGTGAAGCTCGTCCAGGCCAAGGACAACTCGGGCCGTTCGATCCTCCCGATCGAGCAGGCACGCGAGGACCTCGGCTACACGGACATCGAACAGGACCGCATGCGGGACTGGGACGAAAACGCCGTGCAGGACGCTCAGATCGCCGCAGCGATGAGGGGACTGGACAATGTTGCCGGAGGCGTCAGCTAACCAGTACCGGGTACAGCAGGCCATCACCGGGACCACTGCGAAAGCAGTCTCCCGGCTCTGGGCTCGCATGGGCGCCGACTTCGACGCCTCCTGGTCAAGCATCGGACCGCAGATGCTCGAAGTCGTCGAGACGGGACGCGCTGCCGCTGTCGCGGTAGCCGTCCCGTACACGACCGCCGTTCTCGCCGAGACAGGACAGTCCGCAGACCCGGTCGGTGTGCTGAGCGCATCCGCGTTCCTTGCATCAGCCCCCGACGGCCGTCCCGTCGATTCGCTGTTCGAGCAGTCCGTCATCAAGGCGAAAGTCGCCGTCGGCTCCGGCATGACCACAGAGCGTGCACTCACGGGTGCAGGGCAGTGGCTGACCATGGCCACGCTCACGACACTCGCCGACACCCGCAGGATGGTCTACCAGGCCGACATCATGCAGCGCCCGACGCTCACCGGGTTCACGCGCATGTTGAACCCGCCGTCGTGCAAGGACTGCATCGCCCTCGCCGGGAAATGGTTCCGGTGGAACGAAGGGTTCGAGCGTCACCCGAACTGCGACTGCATCCACATCCCCGCTGCGGAGAACGTCGCCGGGGACTTCCGCACCGACCCGAACGCGATGTTCGACTCCATGACCCCCGCCGAGCAGGAGCGGGTGTTCGGGCGGAGTGAGGCGCGAGCGCTTCGCGAGGGCGCGGACATCTACAAGGTCGTGAACCAGTCGAACCGGAAGCTATCCACCGCGAACTCGGCGATCGACACGATCTACCGCAACGCTGGCACCCGCACCAACGCGATCAAGATGCTGCAGCAGCAAGGGTTCATCCTCGACCGCGGGCGCGTTGTCGTTCCACGGTCGCCGGGGGTGCTGACTGACGCACAGGTCATCGCGGCGGGGCGTGGCAAGGGCGCGGTGACCATCGCAGGGCAACGGGTCACGACGGCTCGGGCGACACGCTTCGACGCTGTCACCTCGGGTACCCGCGACCCGCTGGCGCGGTCCACGATGACGGCCGCGGAACGACGCCTCTACGACGCGAACTACCGGCTCGACTACGCACTGCGCACCGGCAACGTCCCGCGTGCGATCGGCACCTCGTCGGCCGACATCTACGCGCAACCGATAGTGGCGACGCCCGCCCGCATCGCCGAGCTCCGTGAAGAGCTACGGATGCAGGTCGCGCTCCTCAACCGCACGAGCACACCGGACTCTGTCCGCCGCCTCGCGCGACTCCTGGGCCTCTGAGCCCCCACATACTTCCTGCCGCACGGTGGGGACGCTACGCGAGCGTGTCGCGGTGCCCGACGGGGTTGAAACGGTGCACGACGGTGCCTAAACGGAAAGGTCACGCATGAAGCGCAACGCATTCGGTCAGCTGGTTCCCGCAACCCCCCGACTCCGGTTCATTGTCCCCACGGACGACACCGGCACGGGCGGCGACAGCGAGTTCAAAGCGCCGGAGTCGCAGGAGGAGCTGAACAAGCTCATCAACGGTGCCGTGGCTCGCACGCACAAGCAGTACGAGCCCCTCAAGGAGAAGGCCAACAAGTGGGATGCCCACGAGGCCGATTCCAACAAGCCGAAGCCCGACGACAAGCCGACGGATAAGACCAACGACAAGCCCTCCAGCCTGTCCACGGACGACGTCCAGAAGCAGATCAACGACGCTCTGGCAGCCGAGCGCAAGGAACTCGCTCTCGAGCGCGTCTCCGACCGTCTCGACAAGGCACTCGAGGGACGCAACGTCTCCGCGTCGAAGCTCTTCGCTCTCGATCGCGAGCAGTTCATCAAGGACGACGGCAAGAACGTCGACCAGGACGCGCTCAAGACCTGGGTCGAAGAGAACTCGACCGAAGTCGCCGGGCCGTCCCCTCGTCGTCTCCGCGGACAGGGCGAACGCGATTCAAACGCGACCGGAGGAAGCGTCCAGGCCGGACGTGAACTCTTCGACAGCGCCAAGAAACCCACTCGAAAGGAATAACCATGCCTAAGCTCCGCACGGAGAACTTCGGCCCCGGTGACCAGTCGTGGCTCGGGTCGACGCACGGAATCCGTAACGCACGGACCGGCATCATCGACATCTCCACGTTCACCGCGGGAACCCACTACCCGGACGGCTACCTCCGCTCCGGAACCCCGGTCGCTCTCGTCGGCGGCGTCTACGTCCCGTACGACGTCACCGTGGGCACTACGACCGGTGCTGGCATCCTCGCCGGCCACATCCTGACGGACCAGCAGGTCGTCGGAACGGCGGACTTCGGTGCCCCGATCCTCGACCACGGCCGTGTGAACGTCGCGAAGGTTGCGGCGATCTACACGGGGTTCGTGAAGCCCATCGCCGCGAAGCTCGCGGCCACGATCGTCTACATCTAAGAAGGGAGTAGATCATGGCACTTTGGACTGATCTGATCGACCCGGCCACACTGACCGGGTACGCTCGCCGCTCCCTCGAGGAGTACGAAGCCGAGAAGGGCTCGCTCGCTCGCTGGCTCCCTAACCGCGAGGTCGCCGACACCGTCGTGCGCTTCGTGTCCGGCCAGAAGGGTCTCGTCGAAGAGGCACGATTCCGTGCCTACGACGCCGAGCCCGAGGTCGGCAAGGGCGCGCCGGGCAAGCGCACCATCCTCGAACTCCCCGCACTGGGACAGAACATCCCGGTCTCGGAGTACGAGCAGCTGCGCACCCGCAACTCCTCGGACGAGATCGTGGAGAAGTCGATCCTCCGCACCACGGATCGCGTCGTGCGGGCCGTCGCGGATCGCATCGAGCGTCTCCGCGGCATCGTCATCAACACGGGCATCGCGACGATCCCGGAGCTCGCTGCGTCGGACAGCTTCGGCCGTTCGGTGACGCACGACGTCACGGCGCCGACCCTGTGGTCGGACCCGGCTGCGGACCGTCTCGCGTTCCTGGAAGGCATCATCGATGTCTACCGGGAGTCGAACGGTGTCGACCCGGGTGCGATCGTCGTCACGAACCGCGTGTTCCGTGCCCTTGCGGCCGGTACGCAGTTCCGCACCCAGCTGATCAACGGCGCATCGCGTCCCGCGACCGAGGCTGACGTGCGTGGCATCGTGACCGGTGCTGGCCTGCCGGACATCATCCGGTACGACCGCCGGACCTCGGCGGGCAAGGTGCTCGACGACTCCAAGCTGTTCCTGCTCCCTGCGCCGGTCGACCCGACCGACTCGGAGGGCACGGAGCTCGGCGCAACGTTCTGGGGTCAGACGCTGACCTCCACGGACGAGCGCTACGGCATCGAAGAGTCGGAGCAGCCGGGTGTCGTCGCGGGCGTGTACCGCGGCGAGAAGCCCCCGCTCATCGCCGAGGTCATCTCGGACGCGATCGCCCTCCCGGTGCTCGCCAACGCGGACCTCTCGCTGGCGGCGAAGGTCCTCTAAGTAGTCGGGCGGGGCGCTTACGGGTGCCCCGCCCCCTATAGAAGGAGAACAACGTGGCGAAGATCCGCGAAGACCTCATCGGCGTCACCATCGTTCGAGACGATGCTGGCGAAGATCACATTCTCAGCGCCGGCGCGGAGGTCCCCAAGGGGCTGGCGGTCGGCGAACATCTTCTTTCGGAGGAGCCGAAGGGCAAGCTCTCGAAGAAGGACGCTGCCGCTTCGAAGCCGGTCGAGGTCGTCATCCCTCCGAAGGGTGGGCCCGGTTCGGGTGCCGACGCATGGCGCACGTACGCCGTCGCGGAGGTCGAGCAGCGTGGCCTGAACATCGAGATCCCTGACGACGCCTCGCGCGACGACATCATCACGGCCCTCGAAGAGGCCAAGATCCCCACGGAGTGAGCATGTGGCCTGACGTTGATACCGCAGACATCACCGACCGGTGGCGTCCTCTCTCCCCGGAGGAGGAAATCACCGCGCCTCAGCGGATCGCTGACGCTCAGGCCGAACTCAACACCGCACTCCGCCTCCGTGGTCTCGACGGCACACCAACGTTCGAGACCGCGGGGGAGCTCGCCGACTGGGAGACGCTCTACGTCGCCACGGTCGTCGCATCGGTGCGCCGCTACTTCCTGAACGCCGATGGGTGGACGGAAGAGCGCGAGTCGATCGACGACTACGACGCCACACGGAAGCGTGAAGCGGGCAGCGGGAACCTGTTCTTCGTGGACGCAGACATCGACCGCCTGGTGCCTCGGCGCCGGCAGCGTCGTGGGGCGTTCACGATCAGGTTGGGGCAGACGTGATTCGCGCGGAGGACGTCGCGGCGACGCTCGAGCGGGGGCGTCGCAATGCTGAGGTGCGGATGACGGAGACCGTCGAGGTGGGCACGTTCAAGGACGATGTCGATTCCGACGGTGCACCGATCCGTGTACCGGTGGTGTCGCGCTATTCCGGCATCGGTCGCATCAAGTATGAGTCGCTCACGCTGACCGACACGGACAAGTCTGCCCAGGTCGTCGCCGTGCAACGCCCGCTGCTGAGTGTCCCTGTCACGTCGCCGCTGCTGCATGACGGTGACGAAGTGAAGGTCGTCGCATCCTCAGCGGACGGCCTGCTCGTCGACCGTACGTATTCCGTCGAGGGTGCGCCGCAGGCAGGGCAGACGACATCCCACCGCTACCCGTTGAAGGAGCTGTCATGAGTGACTTCTCCGAGCTGTACGAACTCGCCGCGGACCTCACTGACGTGCCCGCCGAAGCGAACCGGAACATCGACAAGGCCATGAAGTTCACCTCAGTCGAGATCAAAGACGACTGGCAGCAGGGCGCCGAGGCTACCGGCCTCGAGGGCTACGCCGCGTCGATCGACTTCGACATCAAATACCCGGGCGGCGCGATCGAATCCGAGATCGGCCCGAACCTCGGCAAGCGACAGGGAAAGTTCGGTCTCGTCGAGGCAGGCGGCGGGAAGGTGCGTTCCTCCCCGCAGCACGCAGGTCGAGACGCGTACGAGGCGAACAAGGACGACTTCTTCCGCGGACTCGAGATCGCCGCCACCGATGCCGTGATCGACAAGGTCGCGACATGACCCTCGCTGACCACTACGAAGCGTTCAAGGCGCAGCTCGCGCGCGGCATCCTCACCAACAAGGTGTCTGACGTCGTCCGCTACAACGGAGACACCGCGGTCCGCGACAACTACGCCGTCCTGTACCCAGGAGCGCCGAAACGCGAGGACGACCGTTTCATGGTCATCAACTCGGTCCTCTCCGACTCTCTGTTTCGATACGACGTCCGATACGTCGGAACATCCGTGGCCGCGGTGCTCCTGTGGCAGCAGCGCGGGCAAGAGAACCTCATCCCTGAGGGCGGCGTGCGCCTCAGCGTCCAAGGGCGTCGGTGCGAGCCAATCCGACTCGTCGACCCGGTCGAAGAGGGCGCGTACGAGCACGATCGCGACGCGAACCTGTTCTTCGTCGACGAGACCTACGAATTCATGTCAAGGAGGGCCTGATGGCTGAACTGGTGAACGTCCGATCCGCGAAGGGCAAGCGCAAGCAGTTCCTGGTGGACAAGCGCCTCGTCGAGAAGTACCCCGATGACTACGAAGTGGTGGAGCCGAAGAAGCCTGCCACGAAGCCTGCGGCGAAGACCGCAGAGTAACCCGAACTCGCGAAGGCCCGCACCGTCCGGTGTGTGCCTTTTGCATGCCTGGACACCGGCCGGTGCTGGGTACATAGCCCCTCCGAGGGGCATTCCCTCAAGGAGAAGAAATGGCAAACGAACCCGTACAGGCAGGTACTGCCTCCGATGGCAACGGCATCGTCATGTGGGTCCCCGGCTACGACGGCGGACCCCTGGCGGTCGCCGATGTCAACAACATCGCGAACAAGCGCCTGACCTACGGCCTGTCCGGCGACGGCTTCGACCTCGCCGTGACGATCAACTCGATCACCTCAAGCCGCTACACGCTGGCACAGGCGCTCAAGCTCGAGGGCACGAAGGACTTCACGCTTACGACTCGCTACGTCTACAACCGTGAGGAGCCGACCGACGCCGAGCTCGTCCTCGGCGCGAAGGGCACCGCCGGAGCGTTCGTGCACATCCTCGGCTACCCGAACGGTCACACCTTCGCCGCCGGCGACATCGTGAACGCGATCATCCCGGCCCGCATCGGAACGTCAACGGACGTGCCCCCGACCGCGAACACCGAGCTGATGAAGCAGATGATCCCCGAGATCACCGGAGAGATCCTCCTCGAGTCCGCGATCGTCGCGTAACAACCGCCGGGGCGGGATGCCCTCACCCATCCCGCCCCGGTCTTCCTTCTGGTGAGAACACGGTGAGAGGTGAGAATGAACAACGAAGACTTCGATCTCGACGCGCTGCTCGCAGAAGCAGACGACCTGATCGCGAACCGAGAACCCGAGCTCGTAGACGTCAAGCTCGGAAAGCGCATGGTGGGCGTCCGGTACATGCCGATGTCGGGCACAGACTGGCGCACGCTGACGCTGAAGCACCCACCACGCCCCGACATTCGCCAGGACCTGAACCTCGGCTACAACGTCGATGCTGTCGCCGCGGCCTATACAGACGTCGTCCTGATCGACGGCGACAAGGTCGTCAGCCTCATCCGGACGGACGCCAAGGGCAACGACTATTCGGTGTGGCCGAAGGTGTACGCGCGGCTGACGAAGACCGGCCTGGACGACGTTACGGCGTCAATGTGGGCGGCACACGAGCGAGCCCCCGAACGGCTGGTCGTCGACGCGGGAAAAGCCTCACCGGGCTCGCGGAAGAAGAAGCCCAGCTAGCCCGAGAGCTTCATGTCACCATCCGTGAGTTGCACGGGTGGACGCCGCGCACCGTGACCCTAGACGCTGGTGGGAACGTGATCTCGGTGTCTGTCACGGAGTCGCGGTTCACGCCGCTGGAGGTAGCTCGGTTGCTTGCTTCGCGGCGCGCGGAGAAAGCGCCCCGCGGAAGTCACGGCGTCCTGATCTCCGACGCAACGGACCCCAAGAACAAGGACGCGTTCACGGTCCCGCTTCCGATCACCGACTTCGCCGGAAAGGCGCTGCGCAAGACGCAGGATGCCTACGAGAAACGTTGGGGCAAGGAAGCCATGCACGACACGTTGTGGCGCGTCGAGATGAAGGACTAGTCGCTGGTCGTGAGCTGCACTGCGATGTCGGCGCCTGACGCCGCGCATGCTCGCTCGATATCGCCGAGCATGCGGTTCGATTCGTCGAACTCATGCCAGATGAAGAAGTCACCCATCTCGGGCCAGTTCGAGACGAAGGTCTGAATCCGGGTCTTCACATCCCCTTGAGCGGTCAGCGAGATCGCGTCGATGGAATCGCGAGTTGCCTCCCAGTCAGCGAGGTACTCGGGCATCTCCAGAGCGCCCGCCAAGAAAGTGCTCTCAAAGTCAGCGCAGGCCGCGATGTTCGGGTCCGCTGATGGCGTCGGAGTCGGGGTCGGCTCAGCGCTGACGCCCGCAGCGCACCCCGTCAGCACGAGTCCTGCGCCTACTAGCGCGATCAGTTTCTTCCGCATGCCCGGATCTTATCCCGGCACCTGCGACATCGGAGGTTCCAAATGGCGCAGAGGGTTGTATCAGTCAAGCTCACCGCACAGGTGTCTGACCTTGAGAAGGGCATGCTCGACGCCGCGCGTGCCGTCCGGACGGTCGGCACTGAAGCGGAGAAGCTCGAGCAGAAGAAGCAGGCATTCGAACGCGTCGGCCAGGGACTTGTCCTAACCGGATCAGCACTCACTGCTGTCACGGCGCTCTCGGTGAAGGCTGCTCTGGACTGGGAGTCGGCGTGGGCGGGCGTCACCAAGACAGTTGACGGCAACGAGCAGCAGATGGCGGAGCTCGAGGACGGGCTCCGCTCTCTCGCTCAGACCCTCCCGGCTACCCACCAGGAGATCGCAGCGGTCGCAGAGGCAGCGGGCCAGCTTGGCGTCAAGCGTCAGGACGTCGTCGACTTCACCAAGACGATGATCGACCTGTCTGAGACCACGAACCTGTCCGCTGACGAGGCCGCAACGTCGATCGCGCAGCTGATGAACGTCATGCAGACCGCGCCCGAAGACGTCGACAACCTTGGCGCTGCTCTCGTCGCGCTTGGTAACGACGGAGCGTCGACTGAGCGTGACATCATCCAGATGGCTCAGCGAATCGCAGGCGCCGGAGCCGTCGTCGGCCTGACCGAGGCTCAGGTTCTCGGGTTCGCCAACGCACTGGCATCGGTGGGCATCGAAGCTGAGGCTGGTGGCTCGGCTATCTCGCGCATCATGACGGACATCGCAATGTCGGTCTCCTCCGGTGGCGAGAAGCTCGACGAGTTCGCCAAGGTCGCCGGGATGTCCTCCACAGACTTCCAGAAGGCTTTCAAAGAGGCTCCGGCCGACGCGATCGCCACCTTCGTCGAAGGACTCGGGCGAATCAACGCTCAGGGCGGCGATGTCTTCCAGACTCTCTCGAACCTCGGACAGACAGACATCCGTGTGTCTCAGGCCCTGCTTGGGATGGCCAACTCGGGAGACCTGCTGCGCAAGTCGCTCGAGCTTGGTTCCGAGGCGTGGGACGAGAACACCGCTCTGGCGGAAGAAGCGGCGAAGCGATACGAGACGACTGAGGCGAAGATCCAGATCGCCGGCAACGCTGTGCGTGATGCCGCGATCGACTTTGGCCAGGTGTTCCTCCCGGCCGTTGCTGGCGCTGCGGATGCCGTCGCGGCGTTCTCGGGTTTCATGGCTGACCTGCCGGACCCTGTTCAGGGCGTCATCGCAGTTCTGACGTCGTCTGTCGGGGTGGTGGCGCTTCTCGGCGGGAGCGCGCTTCTCGCAGTTCCGAAGCTCGTAGAGCTGAAGATCGCACTCGAGACGCTCAGCATCACCGGGGCCTCGTCGAAGGCGGCACTCTCGTCCATGTGGCAGTTCCTCACGGGCCCTTACGGGATCGCGATGATTGCCGCTACGGCCGCTGTCGTCGGGCTGTCCGTGGCGCAGGAGAAGCTGCGCACCTCGACAGAGGTGTTCCAGAACGTCCTCAAGAACGCGAAGTCCTCAGCCGAGCTCTTCGAGGCAGGCGATTCCGCCGTGCCGTTCTTGTCCCGTCTCAACGAGGCAGTGTCGTCGGCTGAGAAGTTCCGGGAGAACCTGGACATCATCGCCCACAACGACTTCCTTCGAGGGCTGCGGGGGGAAACGAGCCAGCTCTCTGCGGTCCTCACCACCATGGGTGAGGAGATGGGAAAGCTCGCCAAGACCGATGCGCCAGCCGCTGCCCGATCTTTCCGGATGCTCTCCGAAGAGATGGGGCTGTCGAAGTCCGAGCAGATCGATCTCCTCAACGCGATGAAGCCCTACCGCGACGAGCTCGTGCGGGTAGCCGACGCACAGCAGCGGGACGTCACCACCAAAGACGGCCAGATCGACATGACGGCTCTCCTCGCGTTCGCGATGGAGGACTCCGCGGAGGCGGCGGACACTGCCGCTGAGGCTTACATCAAGCAGGCTGATGCCGTCGCTGACTTGCACTCTGATCTGACGGACCTGATCGATCAGATCAATGAGGCGAACGGTATCGCACAGGACGCGGTGACGGCGAACTCGAGGTGGCTCACCGCTTTGTCGGGAGTCTCTGAAGAGGTTCAAAGACAGAGGGACCAGTACGAGGAAGCTAACGGAACCTTGGATGGTTTCATCCTCTCTCTCGATCAGGCGACTGTCTCTGGTGCGGCGAATGCCGCTTCATTGTCGGATGTGGCAGCCGCAGCCATATCTGCTGCTGACGCCCAGCTTCAGCAGGACCTGAACACGATGAGCGCTGACGAGGCAACCCAGAAGTACCTTGGCACGCTCGCGAGCCAACGACAGGCGTTCGTTGATGCTGCTCTCGCCGCCGGATACAACGCGGACGAAGTGAACGCGCTCGCTGGCGAGATCTTCAACACCCCGCCTGAGCACATCACGCGAATGCTCGTAGAGACAGCTCAAGCAAAGTGGAACCTGCAGGATCTGAACAACGCGTTCAACAGCCTGCCGAAGTCCCTCAATATTCCGGTCTCGACGACGGTGGTGGGGGCGGGGACGGTTCTGAAACCGCCCGGGCAGGCAACGGGTGGCCCTGTCATCGGCCGTGGCACCAAGGGTGTCGACTCTGAACTCCGCATGCTCGCTCCAGGTGAGCATGTCATCACTGCGCGCGAAGTCGATGCGGCTGGTGGCCATGCTGGTATCGAGGCATACCGCGCGTCTCTGCGCTCCGGGTCATGGGTGGGCCCATCGGCATCCGGGGCGACTCAGGGGCTGAGTTCCTCGGACGTCTCGGTGTCTCTTGCTGGGGCTGAGTTCACGATGCTCGTGGACGGCAACCCTGTTCGGGCGATCGTGCAGGAGCAGATCGTCGGATATGACAACTCGCGGTCCCAGACGACGCGCAGGGGAGTGAGGACTGTATGAGCGCTCCGACTCTGACGCCTTATGTCGATGAGGCGCCATGCCCGCGGGTGGAGGTGTTCTTCCCTAGCTTTACCGTGGGCACGGCGTCGGTGACGGTGTATCGGTTGTCTGGCGGTACCGAGCAGCAGATGCGTGGCGCAGTGGATGCCGCCACGGGCGGCACGTTGACACGGATTGATTTCGAGGTGCCGTTCAACCGCCCAGTGTCCTACCGAGCGGAGCAGTTCAACGCTGCGGGACAGTCATTGGGGTTCACCCCTACAGCTGCGGTGACTGTTTCGGTGTCGAGCTCGTGGATGCATAATCCGCTAGATCCTCAGAACGCAGTGAAAATCTTGCTGGGTGGGGAGTCGGCTGTTCGGATTCTGCGCCCAACTCCAGGTGTGGTTGCGCGGCCGAAGGGGCGACGCACGGGTGTAGTTCTTTCTGAGCCGCGACAAGGTGTCGTTGGTCTGGAGCTTGACGTGCGCACAACTACCGACACCGAAGCGGACGCAGTACGGGCGATGTGTGGTGACGCCGGGATGCCGCCAGTGGTGTGTATCCGGCTGGGTGCGGATTACGGGATCATGCGTGTTCCTCAGCCATTGTTCCTCTCTGTCCTCGACGTGCCTGAACTGGATATCACCTACCAGTGGGGTGGCGGCGAGATCTCGCACCAGATCAATGGTGACGAAGTTGACCCGCCGATTCCCGGGCTCTTCGTGCCCCTGCTCAGGGCGAAGGACATCAACGTGTCGTTCGCCACGGCTGCAGCCGTCAACACGGCGCATCTTCGAGCGAGTGATGTGAACCGTAGGTATGACTTGGCCGGCGCGGCCGGATAAGGGGGCGTCATGCGGCAGGGGAGTGCTGAGTTGGTGAAGGTGCTGACGGGTTCGTTTGAGCGTGACCTGGCAGTGAATGTTTTCAACGGTTCGGAACGCGTGATGGAGGGTGAGCGGTTCGAGGCCTGGCAATTGTCGTCCGATCTGGGTGGCAAGGTGTGCTCGTCGGGTTCTGGGACGATCGTTCACCAGTCGCAGAATGGCGAGTCGGTGAGTCCTGAGGGAACTAAGGGCGTGCTGTCTGCGTTCCGTGCTCGGGTCGAGCCGGTGATGACGATCCGGGCGGGCGGCTTCGAGGAGTCGGTGTCCCTAGGTATCTACCGGGTGACAGGCAACCCGTACACGAAGGACACCACCACGACGTATGAAGGGCAAGAGTTGGTGGTCGCCTCTGAGGTGGGGTTGACGTTCTTCTCTCTTGATGAGGACGTGAACCGGTGGGGGCTCCGTTTCCCGGAGCAGTCGCTGGCCGGCGCTTCGGCGTTTGAGGAGCTGCGGCGCATCACCGGCATGCCTGTGGAGGAGACGGTCGAGGATGTTGCGTTGCCGTCTGCGAAGGTGTGGGAGGCGAAGCAGGGGGGACGCTTGGATGCGGTGCTCGAGCTGGGTCGCATTCTGGGTGGTTCCGCGCGGGTGAACAGTCGTGGCGCATGGGTGATCGTCCCCGACGAGATTGGTGAACCTGTTGCGACCCTGCGGCTGGGCGAGATGGGCACCGTCCTGGACGTGGCGGATGAGATCGACACGGACACGGTGTACAACGAGGTCGTCGGAACGTTCGAGGACGTGAACGGCAACCCGATCCATGCTGTCGCATTCGTCGAAGCGGGCGACCTGTCTGTTGATGGGGACTACAAGCCGAACACTCGCTACTACGCATCTGATCTGGTGAAGACGCAGGAGCAAGCGGATGCGGCTGTGCGGTCCGTCCTTGATCTGTCTATCGGTTCGCAGGCATACGACGTGCAGGTTCAGTGCATCGTGAACCCCCTTGTTGAGGAGGGCGACGTGATTGCCCTTGAGGGGTGGAAGCGTCCACTGGTGGGGCAGGCGCGGAAGGTGTCGCTGTCTGATTCGGCGTACATGAATGTGACCCTCAGGGTTGTCCGGGAGTTGTCATGAGTGATGCCGATGACGTCGCTCGTAGGTTCGCTGAGGGCGGTTCGTCGCGTTCGGAGACTGGCATCTTCGTGCGGATGGATGGCCGTTTCGCGGTCGTAAACATCGGCACATCCACTGTCACAATCCCATGCATAGGGTTCTACCCGCCCATTGCGGGTATGGCTGTCCGCGTTGACTGGGTCAACAGTTCCCCAGCGGTCACGGGGCCGATGAAACCGCTGAACCCGTTGGGGAAGATCAGCGCCACGGGGACACCGCGCGCGACGGTCACCGTCGATGGGGTCGCCTACCTGCTCTTCTACCGCAGCGGATACACGCCGGCCGTGAATGATGACGTGGAGATCAACTGGGCGACGGGCGTCATTCAGGGGAAGGTGACAGGTCTGACGACCCCGACAGATCCGGGGGAGTCCGGAGGCGGTGGCGCGGTTCCGTTCGATCTTGTCGTGCGGGCGTCCAACTCGGGCCGTTACCAGGGGTCGTGGTGGGGTAACGATCCGTGGGCGTCGTCAAGCAATGACGGCATCTGGGTCTACGGCGCGACGGTTCGTGATGCTGTCGGTGCGGGTGTGGTTCATGCCTGCTACGTCTACCTGCCGCTGATGCAGGACGTGGGCGCTGCTGCTATCGGTGTACATGACCATGGGGCGATCCCTGGTGGCGCGCCTGGTATTCACGACGCGGTGGGCATGGCGGGCGGTGCTGGTCGCTCCGGCTGGGTTCCCATCCCCGCAGCATTCGGCCAGTACCTCGCGGTTGGCAACCGTGGCATCGGTGTTCTCGCTCCTGGTGGTGCCGGGCACAGCAAATGGCGCGGCACTGCCGGCGATCCACTCTCTGGCGCACTCCGCCTCATCGGCGTCCGCTAACTCTTCCCATTCTTCCGCTCACCCTCGGGTGGGCGTTTTCACGTTAAGGAGGCCCACTGATGGCCGCAAGCTCTCTCGATCCGGTCACTGGAGCCCCGCGCTTTCTGGATACGGCGCCGCCTGACATCAAGCTTGACCCTCAGCTTGCCGCGGACTACGCGGCGGACGTGGGCAACTACATCGTCCGGGCGGACCTCGCAGCACTGGTCTCGTATGCGTACAAGCGCGAGGGCCTGCAGGGGTACGCGAAAGACACGGACCGTCGGTACGTGCACGATGGGACCGACTGGCGGCTTGCCGTCGATGGCGACTACAAGCTCCAGCGGATCAACTTCACGACCGCAAGCAGTGTGGTGTTCACGGGTTTCTCGGCACTGTTCGAGAACTATCGCGCCGTGCTCGAGATCAACGCATCCTCCACGACTTCGGGCGGCACGATGCGGCTCCGTTCGGGCAGTACGGACAACTCTGCAACGCAGTACACGGCGCAGCAGTTTGTCGCGAACAACGGGTCTGTCACGGCACCTAGGAACGCGAACCTGTCAGCGTTCCCGATGTTGCCTCTGAATGGTGTCGAGCACAGCATCAAGATCGACTTCACGAGGCCCTTTGTTGCCGCGGTCACCCGAGTGGATGTGAGTGCACAGTCCGTGCTCGACCCGGCAACCAACTGGGGATCGCAGATGTGGGGTCGCCACAACGTTGCGTCGTCGTTTGATGGATTCACCTACTTCCCGTCTGCGGGAACGATCACCGGTTCGCTGACTGTCTACGGGCGCGCGTAGGAGGCATCGTGTTGTGGCCGAATGGATCGAAGACCAAGCCCTACGTGTCGAGTGCGTTCGGGCCTCGGAACATCAATGTCCCGAACGCTTCAAAGAACCACAAGGGCGCCGACTTCTCACACACGTTCAGCATTATCCGGGCGGTGGCGGCAGGTCAGGTGAAGGTTGCTGGCACGCCATCCGGGTGGCCTGGCGGTGGCACTCAGGTGTGGCTACAGCATGACGGGTTCTTCTCGAAGTCGCTGCACTCGGCGGGCCTGCTGGTGAAGGTGGGGCAGTTCGTTCGGGAGGGTGACCCTCTGTGCGTGATGGGGCGGACGGGTACGGCGAGTGACGTTCACCTGCACCTCGAGATCACTCCCGGCGACGTCCACTACTCGAATACGGGACAGGTCGACCCTGTTGCTTTTCTGGCTGCCCGCATGGGTGGCTCTGCCGCTGGAGGCGGCGCGATTCCTGAGGAGGAAGACATGCCAACACCCGAAGAGATCGCGCAGGCGGTCTGGACACACAGCATCGCCAACAAGCAGGGCGGTGCGGGTGCGATCTTCGGTCGCGCTGCGGACTGGCTGACGAACACGAGCGATGCGGTGGCCAACCTGCACTTGGACATCGCCTCAGCGGTCGCCGTCATCCGCGCTGACCTGAACTACGTGCACGTCGTCTCGCCGTACTCGCTCAAGGCGATCCTCGAGGCGTCGAAGAACGGCACCGTGCAGCTCACCGACGCGCAGGCCGCAGCAATCGCAGGGCAGCTGTCGGCTGCTGCTGTGGCGGGTATCGACGCCGCGCTGAAGGACGACTTCGACGGGGTGAAGCAGCGGCTCGCGCAGCTCCCCGCGGAGACGATCGCCGCCCTCAAAGCCGCCCTCTGACCGAACTACCAGCAAGGACACCATCGCGCATGAACTCCATCCTCACCGGCCGGTACGTCGACCGTCCCGCCGCCGGCACCGTGGACCCGAACACCTTGTACGCCCCCGATGACGTGCCCGAGCTGTACCGTTCCGACGGCGCACGATGGCACGTCCTCGGTGGTGGCGGGGATGAGATCGGCCACGCCGAGCACGTCTACCCGATGGTCAACGCCACCGACACGCTCGTGCAGGTGCCTGGCCTGCTGACCACGTTCGTCGTCGGCGAGCGTCCCGTCGTCGTGAAGACGATCATGCGCCTCGCCGTGAGCGTGGCGGGCTCCCGCGCGTTCGCGTCGATCCGTCTCGACGGTGTCGAGGTCGCACGTCTCGAGTCGAGCGCGGTCGGTGCGGACGTGTGGCAGACCGCGTATGTCGAACGTCGCCTCCGAGGCCTCACCCCGGGCAGCACCCACACGATCAGCGTGTGGATCGCCCGCGGTGCCCTTCAGGCCGGAATCGCCCGCACCTCGGGCGACGACACCAACCCCAACACGATTCAGGTGGTGACTGCGTGATCTCTACGCGACTCAACGAAGGCCTCCCCGGCGCCCCCGTGGTGTACCCGGGCGAGCAGTGCATCGACATCTCCCCGAAGTACCCGTACGCCGCCGAGATGGCAGGAGTCTCCTACGTCCACGGCGCCGGGTCGAGGGCGGACTACTGCCTGGCCCCGCTCGGCAACCAGGGCGCACGCACGAACACCGTGAGCAGCGTGTTCCCGGGTATCGCGGGCGACAACGGCGGCGTGTTCACGTGGGGCAACGACCTCGCGGTGACCCGCCTGGGTGGGTACCTCGCCCGCCTCGCCGCACGGCCCGACGTGAACGCTGACTACGCCCTCATCGGTGACAGCATGGGCGGGCTGAACAGCCTCGTCTACGCCGCGCAGGCGACGGTCAAGCCGAAAGCGATCGTCATGGTGATCCCGGTCATCAACCCGGAAGACATCCGGGCGAACAACCGCGGAGGGTACGGGGCGTCGGTCAACGCCGCCTACGCGGGCGGGTACAACGAAGCGGCCCTCGGCGCGACGAAGAACCCGCACACGATGCGTGCCGCCGCGAAGCTCGCCGGCATCCCAATGCTGATCTTCTACGGCCTCACCGACACCCTCTGCCTCCCGCAGTGGACGGAAGCGTTCGCCGCCGCCGATCCCACGAACAGGGAGCTCGTCGCACTGCCCTCGGGGCACGACTTCGACAGCTACAACGCCGTCGACCATCAGCGCGTGCTCGCGTTCCTGAACGAACACCTTCGGCCGAGCTGATGCCGACAAAGACCATGATCGGGGGTGGCTATGGGTGAGGAACCATCCATCCCGGTCATCGTCGAACGGATCAAGAACGTTCAGGACGACGTCACCGACATCAAGAACAACATGGCGACGAAGACGGACCAGGCGCACATCGACGCTCGGATCGCTTCGTTGACCGGTGCTCTCGAGAAGGAAGCCGCTGAGCGTAAGGCTGAGGTCTCGGCCGAGCGCAAGGAGCGCAAGGAAGAGGTCGGGAAGGTCGCCGGCCGTCTTCAGACGGTCGAGGATCGCATGGAAGCTCGGAAGTACAACACGGGCATCGCGATCATCCTTTCTGTCGTCGGCGTCGTGCTCGGACTTGTCCGTGACCTGATCCCCCCTCTCGGAGGTGGATGATGACACGCGCTATTCGCTCAAGGGTCGCGTTCACCGCGATCGTCGTGATCCTCATCGTGGCTCTACTGGCGTTGGGTGGGTTCACGCTCAACAACCTCGCAACGCGGGTGCAGTCGGCGAACGATCGAAACGCCGCCCAGTCTGACCAGATCAGTGAGCTCCTCGACGACCTCCACGCTTCGCAGGAGAACGCGCAGCAGCTGTACGACCAGCTCCTGGCGCTTGGGGAAAGCCCAGACGGTGAGGCGCCCGACGACGTCGTGACCGTAGTGCCTGAGAACGGGCGTGACGGGGACGACGGGGCACGCGGTCCCGCTGGTCCTCCGGGAGCAAGCCCGACCGCTCTGGAGATACTGACGGCCGTCGGACGGTGCTTCGAATCTGGAGCGTGTTCGGCACCGAAGGGCGACAAAGGCGACACCGGTCAGCAGGGCGGCATCGGCCCGGCCGGGCCTCAGGGCCCAGCGGGGCAGGACTCGACCGTACCCGGACCGCAGGGACCCGCTGGCGCCGACGGTCGCGGCATCCAGTCGCTGTACTGCGACGACACCACAGGCCGTTGGACGGTCTTTTACACCGACAGCACGACTGCAGACGCGGGCGTGTGCCGAACCACTCTCATCGAAGGACTAACCCCATGAGCACTGATTCCCTCATCCCCGCCGCGGTGCAGCTCGCCGCGAAGCGCGGCTTCATCCGCACCGCCTCCCAGTCCCTCGCCACCGGCTTCGCCGTCCCCGGAGCGCTGACTCTCGTCTTCACGGGCGACGGGCTTCTCGCGCTCGGCGTCGGCGTCGCAGGCCTGGTGTTCAACGCGGTCGTGAACGGTGCACAGTCGGCACTCAACATCGTGTCGAACGGCATCCCGAAGGACTACGCGGATGTGACTCTCGTGACTCAGGCGGTCGTCACGCAGTCGGAAGCGATCGCCGACCAGGAGAGTGCCGTGCAGCGCGTGTACCTCCGACGCGATCTGAAGAACAAGGAGGACTGACATGCCTGTCACCAACGCAACGAAGGAGACCGCGGCTCTCGCAGTCTCCGCGCTCGGCGCATCGGTCAGCCTCCACACAGGCGACCCTGGCACAACCGGGGCGAACGAGGTTACGGGCGGATCTCCCGCCTACGCGCGGAAGACGACCAGCTGGACGGGTGGCACGTCGGACGGTGTCGTAACCGGTACGGCCGTCGTGTTCGACGTCCCCGCTGGCACCTACACGTATCTGGGTCTCTGGAACGGTTCGACGTTCCTCGGTGGTGCACCGCTGTCGTCCTCGACAGGTGCGCTGCCCGGTCAGCAGACGGTCACCGTCACGCCGACCGTCACCGTCAGCTAGCAGGGGAGTGATCATGGCCGCACCAACTCGAGTGAACGCGGTCACCACGACGGCATCAGGCACGACCGCGGCGTCCGCTGACATCAGCGCCGCCGCGGTCGGTTCCTGGATGCTCGCCGTCTTCACCACGGACTCGAACGGTGTCGGCACGGCCCCCGCAGGGTGGACGTCGCTGCTTCCCGTGGGGGCGCAGCAGGCTACCGGCACGCGGCGCACGGCGATCGCTGCGCGCATCAAGCAGTCCGGCGACGCGACCGTGTCGTGGAACAGTGCGGCGTCGGCGTACAAGCGTCTGACCGTCTTCCACGGGCTCGGCTCCGCGCCGATCTCATCCTGGATCTTCGGCCCCATCGGCGTTCGCGCTGCCGGCGACGTCGTGTCTGGGCAGTCGGTGCAGGCTGGATCGGCGACGACGTCGGTCGCACCTTCGGTCACCGCACCGGCGGATGCGCTCGTGCTCTCCGTGCTTGTCGAAGTGTCAACGGCGGTCGGCGACCCGACCGTGGCCGGTGCGACCGTGTGGCTCAACAGCGGCGATGCGTCGCCCGTCATCGAGCAGCACACGATCGCTTACGCAACGCCCGCTGCGGGCGCGACAGGCGCCGTGACGGGCACTTACGTGCCGACGCAGGCCAGCAACGGCATGGGCGTGCAGATCGTCATCCCCACCGCATCCGCTGGGCCCATCGAGCGCACCGCGAATTTCGCGCTCACCGCCGCTGTCGGTGGCACCGCAACGGTGCCCCGCCGACCGGGCTTCGCCAGCGTCGCTCAGATGCTCGCGACCCCCGGGGCGACGTGGGCTCACCGTGGCGGGTCGACTAACTGGCCTGAGATGTCGGAGTACGCCTACGACCAGGCTGTGCTCGCCGGGTACGGTGCACTCGAGTTCTCTGCACACCGCACGTCGGATGGTGTGTGGATCGGTTCGCACGACCCGTCCCTGAACCGCACTTCGCAGACGTCAGGGCTGCCGAACATCAGCGCGATGACGTGGGCTCAGGTGCAGACGTACATGAACTCGCTGACGAGCGCCGGGACACCGCGGCCGTACTACCGGCTCGACGACTTCCTCGACAAGTACACGCCCACCCACGTGTGCATCGTTGACCCGAAGAACGACGTCGGCCGGATCGCGGAGTTCCTGGCGATCTGTGACGCACACGGCGGGAACACGAAGATCGTCGTCAAGTTCTTCGGCGTCGGCAGCGGCTCCACGGCTCTCGCCGACGCCGCGGCCGCGAAGGGCTACCAGACGTGGGGGTACTTCTATGAGGCCGACGTCGCCGACGGAGACCTCGCCGCCGACCAGTCCCACTGGTCGATCCTCGGCATGGAGTACGGTGCCACCCAGGCATCCTGGGATGCCGTCCTGTCGTACGGGAAGCCCGTCGTCGGGCACATCGCGGCGTCCCAGGCGAACTACGACACCGCGATCGCCAAGGGTGCCCGCATGGTGCAGGTCGCCAACGTCGCCAGCGTCACTGCAGTCGGGGCATCGAACATAAGCGGGAGCATCCCGCTCATGGTCGCTCTCTCTGCGGCGCGCACGGTCGACGTCGCGAGGACCGCGGCCATCGGCCTCGGGGTGGGACTGTCCGCAGCGCGCACGGTCAACACAGCGCGGGCAGCAGACACGGCACTGGCCGTCGCACTCGGCGGCACCCGCGCCGTGGACGTGGCTCGCACAGCCTCGATCGAACTCGCCATCGGGCTGTCGGCGACTCGTGGCGTCGACGTCGTGCGCTCCGCAGGGATCGTTCTCGGCGTGACGCTGGGCGGCGTGCTCGAGACGGGCACGATCTCCCGCACAGCAGACATCGTCATGGCTCTCGGCCTCTCCGCTACCCGTGCGGTGAATGTCGACCGCGTCGCATCGTTCGCCATGGTTGTCGGGCTCGGAGCGTCGGCGGTGGTCGGCGTCGGCCGTACGGCTGCTCTGCAGCTGGTGCTGTCATTCGGCGGCGTTCTCAGTGGTGGGCCGACGGTCCCAGTGCCTGAGTTGCGGACTCTGACGGCAATCGAGATCCACCACACGCTCACCGAGGCATCGCCGCGCAGGACATTGGAGGACGCATGATCGTCAAGTCCGGAGACACCCACCCGATCGAGTGGAAAGCCAACCTCGACCTCACCGGCGCCGAGGTGCGACTCGTCGCGAAGACGCGCGCCGGCGTTCCCATCCCGCTGGCGTGCGATGTGTCCGACGGGCCCGAAGGGATCGTCCGGCACGTCCTGGACGGAACGCTGCCGATCGGCGCCTACCGTGTCGAGCTCGAAGCTTCGGTCGGGGGAGAGGTCATCACCTTCCCGAACGATGGCTACGCGCAGCTGCTGGTACGCGCTGACCTCGACTGACAACAGAAGACCCCCATCTGCCTTAGGGCGGGTGGGGGTCTTTCGTCGTACCTGGGGTCAGACGCGACGGACGGACAGCATCCGCCACCCGTCCGGCACCTTCGCCTCGAGCGACGCCATGTCGTCGGCCTCGATCTCGCGGATGCCGTCGACGCGTGAGAACGTGCCCGTCGCTTCCATCTTCGCCTCACCTTTGAGCATCCGCACCGGAGCGGAGACCAGATCGAATCCAGGCTGACGGTGCTCTTCGAGCTGCTCGATCACGTCCTCGAGCGTGGTTCCGATCACATCGGCGGTGCTGGTCTCGAGCGGTCGAATCATGGCGATGAGCATCAGGCCAGCCTATGCGTCGCGCTGAGGCCACGACGCGCCCTCATGCGCTTTCGGTGTGCGGTGATCGGGTATGGCCCGACGCTCCACCCCGACGGCAATCCACGGCTCAACACCAGGGATATCCCGCAGTGCGTCAGCCAACGTGCGCGTGTAGTCGTCCTCGTAGAAACCGATCCACGTGCCCACTGCCTCCTGCAACACCTCGAGGCGATCGCCTGCCGTCTCGGTCAACTCGGCGATCACAAATGCGGTATCCGATGTGTACCGCGCGCGAGACATGATCGCACCCAGATGGATCGACAGGAGCGTGTCAGGGGAGAGGCGCGACATGGAAGTGCCCGTCGATGCAGTGGTACGTGTCGAGACGAATGGGGGAGTAGTGCGCCTCGGCTAGTCGCAGAGACTCGAGTGTCGCCGCGATCGACGCTTCGAGTTGAGTCGAGTACGGATCGCCCGCGCAGGGGTACTTCACAGCAGATTCCGATTCTCATCTACATACGCCTGCAGCTGACTGCGGATGACCTCAGACACGTTGGTGCCATTCCCAGCCGCAACCTTCTGCGCATCGCCCCAGAGCTGATCGTCGATGCGCACGTTGCGCAGGGTCGTCTTGGGCTTGTTCGGCACAGTGACCATCATGCACCGTCCAAGTCTGAATGCATCCAGGCGAGCAGTTCGCAGGACGAGCAGTAGGGCGAAGCTCCATCGCTCTGGAACGCGTGGTCAGTGCTGAACTCTGCGCTACCCATCATGCTCCGCCCGGTCGGTGGTCACCGTCTACGTGCCCCTCGTCCGGGTGAGTGAGTTCGTAGAAGGAGTAACGGCATCCGCACGGCCACCGCGACTCATTCACCCCAGCGCTAAGACGTTCTTCCGCATCGCTGATCTGCTGGTATGTGGCGACGGAGCGGGTAGCAGCACGATCCACCTCAATCGCCTGGACGATGATCTGCACTACGGTTCGATCGTCCGCAATGTCTTTGACCCAGTTGCCCATCGTCTCGGCGGCGATGTCCTGCGCATCGACAGCAGGAGCGAGGGAAGCCTTGAGACGGTCCATCAGGTCTGGCTCTGGAGCCCTAACCTCTGCGATCTGGCGCGCCTGCACAAGTGTCTGTGCGCGGACCTCCATATCGTGATCTGCCAGCCACCGGTCGAACTCGCCCCAGGCCTCCGATCCACGTCGACGGTCACCCGATGCCGCCCAGTATTGCTCGCGCACCTCGCCAGTGGTCGGCGTGTAGCGTCGAGGCTGAATGTGCAGATCGCTCATTTCCTCACCCTCCCAGCACCTTCCGACGTTCGGTTGGTGTACCTACAGTCTACGTCGGTGTACCTACACCCACAACCCCCAAACGTCCGACCCTCATGGCAACATCCACCCCATGACGCCCTCACAACTGCTCGACTTCGAACGACAACACCCCACCGCGACCCCCGAGAAGCACGAGCGCATCCGCCACGAACTCGGCATCAGCGACATCCGCTACTACGCGATGCTCGCTCGAGCCGCAGAGTCATCGGAGGGCATCGCCGCCGATCCGTTCACTGCACGCGTCATCCGCGACCGGGCCTACGATCGCGCTCGTCGACGAGAGGAGCGAGTCGCATGATGGCGCGTAGGGATGGCCGGCCGCTCATCACTGAGCATCCCGTGAAGCCAGAGGACAAGGTGGACTACTACGACGGGCCCATGCCTGACGGAGGAACCCGATGCGTCTTCGACTTCGAGCCGGAAGACGAGTACCCATGGGACTCGGCCTAGAAACCACAGAACCCCCGCCCAGTTGGGCGGGGGTTCTTCTGCGTATACGGGAGACGACACCGTCTCAGTTCTACTGGTGCTGCTGCTTCGTGCCGTTGGCGGGGTCACCGTTGACCCCTAAGGATCTTCTGGCGATCATCACTACCCGCCGGCCCGAGTCGTTCTTCCTGTCCATGTGCCAATTATGTGTCTGTAATTACGGACATGTCAAGTCGGCTTTACGAATCGTCTCCTTGGGTTAGCGAAAAGGGCCTGCGGACGTCGGTCAGCGTCAGAGCGATCGCCGTCGCCATCTGGTCGTGCGCGTCTGCCACGAGGTGCCCGTATGTGCCGACTGTGGTGGTGATCGATTCGTGCCCGAGGCGTGCCTGAATGTAGGGGAGTGGGATGCCCTGAGCGATCAGCCAGGACGCGTGAGTGTGCCGCAGGTCGTGCACGGTTGGCTTCCGTCGCAGCGGCTCGAGCCCGAGCGCTGCGCATACGTCCGCGTCGGACGCTTTCGCGATCGCTGTGAGCCAGATGCGCGTGTAGAACGCGCCGTGCCACATGTGACCGCCCTGCGGCGCGGGGAACACCCATTCGTCGGATGCGCCCGGTTCGCCCATGATCGCCACGAGGTCTGGGAACAGGGAGACGGACCGTCGTGACTTCGACGTCTTCGGGTACTTGAGCAGGGGCCCGCCCTTGGACTTCTTCCACGCGCGCGTGACGCGCACGGTCGGCGGGTTGCCGTGCAGGTTCACGTCTGCCCACGTCAGTGCGCTCATCTCACTCCAACGCAGGCCGGTGCCGGCGAGGAACAGGACGAGGCGTTGGTAGCGCTCGGGGATGAAATGCAGGACGGTCGAGAACTCGCCGGGGGAGAGGAACACGTTCTCGCGCTTCGTACCTCGAGTGATGCGCATCTTGAACGCGGGGTTGTCCTTGCGGATGCCCTCGTCGACCGCGGCCTTGAGGATCGCCGACAGCAGCGCGTGGTAGTTCTTCACGGTCTTCGCTGAGACGTGCTTCTGCTCCGCGGGTGGCTTGTTGCGGTCGCGCCAGACGGGCTGCGTCTCCTGCCATGCGATCCATGACCCGATGTCGGGCTTCATGATTGCATCGATCGGGAGCTCGCCGAGGCGGGGCAGGAAAGAGCGCTCAGCTTCGGCCGCGTACCCCTCACGGGTTCCCTTCTCGATACCAGTGAGCAGGCCGCTCGACGGGTCTAGGTAGCGGGCGGTGTACTCGCGAAGCGTGGGGACACCGTTCGAGCGTTCCATGCGCCGCAGTCGTACTTCATCGGCCGCGGCCCATCCGTGCCTATCGACGAGATCGGCGAACTGATCGGCGCCCTCCTTGTTCTCGAAGGTCGTCTGCTTGACCTTTCCGCTGACGCGAGCCTGTACCCGCCATCGGACTTCTCCGGTGGAGAGAATGCGGTGCCCGACACTAGCCATCAGGATTCACGCCGAAGGTCGCTGAGGTCGTACTCGAGATGCAGGTTGTAGAGGAAGAGGTAGGACCCGTCGCTGATGCGCATGCATGGCCTTGGTGAATACCGGTCCATCGTGAGCGTGTCTCCGTTGGAGGCTCGAAGAACTGCCCCATCAGGAAGGGCCGCAATCTCATCCTCAGTCATCGTCACTCCCCATTCCTACCCTGGGGTCCGGACACTGAGAGTCGCAGACAGTCCCTGCAGGTTGGACGGCCGAACGGGACGTTGGCGGTCATGTTGATCGGGCGACCGCACATCGACGCTTGGAGCGGCCCAGAGCAGAGGTGTGCGCGGCGACGACGTGAGCCAATGCCTCGGCGAAGACCAAAGACGGTCATGATCACTCCCTCGATTGAGGCGTGATCCGAAGCTATGTAGGCGGGGATGTAGGCGGCGGGGGTTTTATCCCCCGCCCGCCCTACTCCTTACTGGGGTGAGTAACGGGACTCGAAACTGTTACGTACACACCCAGTGAAAGCCTGTTTTGCCGCAGAATCACGCGGATTTCTATGTCCTCCGAGTGTAACCCCTGCTAGGAATTACTGGCAAGGTGGGACGGGGTCTTTTCTAAGTGATTTAGGCACGCCTGCAATTACTGACATCGCCGGATGTAGGCGCGGCCTACGCGGGGACTGCGCGATGCGCCCACTGGCCGATGCCCATCTTGGCGCCGGTGTATGTCACGCCGCGGAGCCTCGTGAGGCAGTGTTCCTCGTACGCGTGGATGCCGTCGACGTGCACGGAGAACTCGTCAGCGAGCCAGTGCTGATCGGGATTGATCCGCTCGAGCCGCTCGTATTCGATCGGATCGATGAGCAGGCGGGCAGCGTACGCATTCGCTTGGCGCTCTGCTGAGCTTCGAGAGCGGGGCCCGGTGCACCGATGTCCGTGGTGCGCGTGTCCGCACTCGTGGCCGAGGACCCATCGTGACTGTGCGTAGGTCATCCCGAGGCGGACCACGATGACCTTGTGCCTAGGGGAGTAGTACCCGAGCAGGTTGGGGTCATCGTCGATGTGCGCGAAATGAACTCTCACTCCCAGTTTCGAGGCGTGATGGATCAAGTCGCGCATGCATCCCCCTACTCTGCGTGCGGGATCTCCGCATCATTCTCGCCACGGTAAGCGGCGAGCTCGTGATCGCTCTTCCGGAGCGCCTGCTCCTGCTCTGCTGTGAGCGTGTCGCCATCCTGCACGGGGTCGCCGACATTCAGGACGAGCGCCGGCACGTCTTCGCCCTTCGCGTACTGCTGGGTGCGGTCGACCCACTCGAACGCGGTGATCCCGAAAGCCTTCGCCAGAACGTCGATGTCGTTCGTCGTCATCGCGCGCGAGTCCTTCGCGATCTTCGACCAGTAGTCGTAGCTGCGGACGAATCCAGTGACCTCTTCGAGCCATCGGCCGCTGCGGTCTTCCCTGCCGTTGTCCGCGAGAACCTTCTTCAGGTACGCGTTCAGATCGGCCGAGAACCCCTGCGGTTCCATGTGTGACTTAGCTCCCATGCCCATCAGGTTACGCCAATTACTGACCGATCTGGGATGAAGCGTTGACGATCAGTAATTACTGATGTAGCGTCGTGGTCATGACAGGGATTACTGACACGGACTACCAGCAGTCCATGGCCGACACGGTCAGAGGTGAACTCAGCAGTGCTGGTTGCACCACGATAACCCACCTGGCCAGAGTCATCCGCAAGAGCCGCCCGACGGCCGCAAGCAGATGGCACGGCATCGCCGGCTACACCGCCGGTGAACTCGAGGACGTTGCGACGTTCCTCGGCATCACTGTCTACGACCTCAACGACTCCGCGCGTATGCGCGTCGAGAGAAGAGGTCGGGACACCAGCATTCCTGAGGCCGCGCGGATCACCCCGCCTCAGGACGCATGGGCTCAACCCTCCCGATCACGGTCGAGGAGAGCCTCATGAAGGTCTACCCGACCACACGCGCACTCTGCGACCACTGCAAGGTGATCCGACGACACGGCCGCGTGGTGGTCGTCCACCCGGGCACGGCCCCGTGCGCGAGGCGGTCATCATGATCGACTCCCTGCCGCTGTGGTTCTGGCTCCCGCCGGCACTCGTCGGATGGGCATGGATGGTCAGTTCGGCTGTCCTGCTCTACCGGGCCGTGACTCGCCCCTCGGTCTCCCCGGATGAACCGTTCGCTCTGGACGGTCTCGAGAAGACAGGCGTTCACCGCCACGGCTGATCCCCGATAAACGATCCGCCGCGTTCCCGGCTTGCCGCTGGGACCGGTACTCGGCGTACTCGGAAACGGGTTCGCAGTACACAACTTGATCCCCGCATATCCCGGTCGACCACCGGCAGAAATGAGCGGGGCGAACTCAATAGAGACGAATCCCAGCAGGGTTCTGTTCGCGGTGACGTGGTGGTTCACGTGTGCCGATCGCAGTGGCTGGGGGAGACCGCGAAGGCGAGAAGCCGAGAAGCAGGTCGAAGGGAAAGACGCACCCACTGGGTGCGCAACAGATTTCGGACTGATGGTTCGTGTAAGTGGCGCCCACGGGTGGCCCGTCGATGAAGGTCCAGCGCTGATGGTTCACGTAAGCGGTGCCCCGAGTGGGTGGCCCGGTGATGAAGGCGCAGCGCAGAGCCGTGAGGGGTTTCCCGGGTTCGAATCCCGGCTGCGCACACGGGGACGGTTCTGAGAGACAAGCGGGCTGGATACCTGCTGTCTCTCCCGGCATACCCCTCGGGGCCGGTGCGTCAGCACCGGCCCCACCTTCTCTTCCCGCACTGGGGTGCGGGGATACCAGCGACCCCACGTGGGGTGCGGTCGCACAACGGCATCTGGGGTGCCACGCGGTTTCTGGGGAACCGCGACGCAACAGGTAGGGCCCGGACGGCGGGGATCGTCTGGGCCCTCCTCACTACTACGAATGAAGGAGTTGGTGATGGTCGAAGTGATCTTGACGCGGGGCATCCCCGGGTCGGGCAAGAGCACGTGGGCGAGGGCGTGGGTTGCTGAGCTTCCCAACGAGCGCGGCAGGGTCAACCGTGACGACATCCGCATGGCTGTCTTCGGTCGGCCTCACCGGGTAGACGAGAAGGTCGTGACTCGCGTCCAGAACGCGACAATCCGGGCGCTGATCGACGCGGGCAAGGACATCGTGATCGACAACACGAACCTCAACCCGGATCACGCCGGAAAGCTGACGAGCTTCATTCGTTCGCTCGGTGCAGTGGTCTCCGTCCGTGACTTCGAGGTCGACCTTGACCTCGCGATTCAGCGGGATGCGAAGCGCCCGACGCCGGTCGGAGAGCGCGTGATCCGTGACTTCCACGACAAGTACAAGGGGTACGTCTGATGGGCAGTGAGTTCTTCCGCCATCCGGCGAAGCGCCTAGACCGGGAGTTCCGTGCGATGGGTGCGGACAGGGTGGAGCGTACGTCAGCGAATGTGACGTACCGGTTCCCGGATGGGGCGAGACGCCTCGTCCCCACGAACATCACCGCAGGGAAGGCCCGCCTGATTCTCCGGTCGATGCAGGACCGGTACGGGGCAACGAACTTCGACCCGCTCGGCTTCACCGAGAAACGACCAGGCGCACCCGTGATCGACCTAGAACGGCTCTCCACGTCGGAGCATGCGCGTGAACGGTTCGACCTGATGAGACGCCAGGCGGACCTCACCTTCCAAGAGGTACTCATCGCCCTCCGTGCCCCCACCCGAGTGCTGTGGGCCACGAACCATGCTGCGTGGCTGTACGTCGGTGACCGCATCGCCGTATCCGCCGTCACCGACAGCACAGGGTTCGCGTGCATCCGCACCGTCCTCTGGACCTCCCAGGAGCTCTGGGACCAGAACCCCAGACCCGAGAAGGTCACCCAGTGAAAGAGCGCGCCTGGGCACGCGACAACAACCCGTGCACCTCCTGCCGTGGCTGGGGCGGACACATCGTCGGCAAGGGCACCGACTACGAGTACTCACAGCGGTGCCTCGACTGCAGAGGTACCGGACGCGAACAGACGAAG